TCGGCTGCCTTCTTCTACAGTTACAATGTAGGGCAATTTTATTCCTGTTGGTTCATTACTAGAATCAACTTCTTCAAAACCTTCTAAATCTAAATTAACATGACACTCTAACAAAGTGTACATAGTTTCTTGCTTACCAACTTTTTTAGTTCCGTCTAATTCTTTTTCTTTTTTCTCAACAGAGTTTTGTTCTACGTTTCCTGGAGGTGCTAAATCTACATCTCTATAAAAACCATTTACTTGTTGTTTACGTAATTCATTTTCTGATATTTTAATTACGTGTATTATTGATTCCGCGTCGTCCAAACTGGTTGCTGTATATGGCACTACTAATTCATCTGCTGGCACAAACTTTGATACGACTCTGCCCATCGGCACATCGTAATAAACTTTTTTAAATGTAGAACCTGCAAGTGGTAAATGAAATAACATAGAATCAAACTCTGCTTCGTATTCTTGCATCTCATCCATAATTAAATAATTCATATAATCTTTTACACGGACAGCTTGTTGTTCAGTTGCAGGATTTTTAATACCTATTACTTGTGTTCTAACTGGACCATCAGCTGGTAATAATTCTTTATAAGCTTGTGCTTGAAATTGTGTAACAGCTTCTGCTAACACTGGGTGTGTTGCACCTGATGCACCTTGGAAAGGTTCTGTTCTATTTTCATATTTAAATCCCAAAAGATCTAAACCTGTTTTATAAGATTCTTCCCAATCTTTTCTTGATGCTTTATAGTCCATATAATTTTGAACCATATCATTACCGATAGGTTCTAATACATCATCAGGTAAAAGTTCTGCTAAGTTATCAAAATGATTTTCAGTTCCAGGAATATTTACTGCACCTGGCTCATAGTCTAACGTTACACCACCATCTTCTTCTGGTATAACTTCTATTGGTCCTTTTGGATCTTGTTCTGCTTGTTCCTGAACAGCTACTTCTTGTAATTCCGCCTCTGATGGAATCTCTTCTTGTTTTCTAGTGTTCGGGAGTCCTTTGTCTATTTCTGCCATTTAATACTCCTACGCTTTCTTAGCACGTTTTAATAGACCTGACAAGCCTTGTGAGTCAGGGTTTAGTGATTCTGTTTGTGGGCCTTCATCTATACCAGCTAATTTAGCAATACCACCACCGGCTAAACCAAAAGGCCTCATTGGTGTAAATGAAGTTAAATCAGGGTTTTCATACGATTCGATTGCAAATTTAGAAGCTGGATTAATACTAGATTTTAAATTTAATAAATCTGCTTGTCTACCCTCTTCAAATTTAGGAAATACTTTACCCATAAATACTGGACCCGATGATTCTAATTTTTGTATCTCTGCTGCTTTTGTTGCATCTGCTAAATCTTTTTGACTTTGTTCAAAGGCGCCTGAAGCCATATCTGCTAATATAGCATCCTCTTTACTAAGTCCACCAAAGTCGCCTGTATCAACAGGCAAAGGAGTTCTATAATCTGTGAGAAGGTTTTCTAATTCTTGTCTAGCATTTTTTAATTCTTGCTCTCGTCTTATAGCCTCATCTGTTTGAAGCATTTCATCATCAGGACCAACAAACTGATTTTTTGTTTGAGCTCTTTCTGCTGTAACTAATTTATCTAGATCAGTAATTTTCATTTGTTGTTTTAAAATACTATTTAGTTGATTACTTTGATCAAAAACTTTTGCTATGTTTAAAAGTTTATCATCTGTCATACCTTTAATTAAAAAATTACCTTGATTATCTTTTCTACCAAATCTTTTAAACAGCTCTTTGTCTGGATCTATTTTTGTTTTCTTTCCAAGTGCATAATTAAATAAACTATCACCTATAGTCTCTTTAAAAGTTTTACCTGTTGTTAGCATATCATAACCAACAATACCTGCCTCGGCTGCAGCGGTAAAGGCTATTGCAGCAGGGCCAAACAAAGCACTTAATGTAAAGGCACTACCAAGTGATCTACCTGCTCTTAAAATTTGTGTTGCGAGAACTGCATCTTTACTATCAGGTTTTACACCTGATTTAATTATGGTTTCTAATTTTTTACGTCCTTTTATTTCACATGTTGTGCCTTCGCTAAATGTACCTCTTTTACCACAACCAAGCTCTACCATTAAATTTCTTAAATTATTTATGTCTATTTCTTTTACTTTAGAACTCACTAATTTTGATCTGTAATCTGGAAAAACTTCTCTTATCTCATCTCGAGAAATATTTTTAATATTTCTAAGAACTCTATTCTGTGTTTCAGCTGCTTCAATAATTTTTTTAGGAATATTTTGTTTGTAAAAAGGCTCACTAATAATTCCGGTTGTGCCTATAGGTAATTCTAATTTTTTAGATAAATTTATAATTTTTTTCATTTTAGCTGTTCTGTCTGGGCTTTTACTTGCAAAAGCTTGTGCGTATGTTTTATCTAGTAAAGATTTTACACCTCTATTTATTTCCATTGTTAAAGGTTGAACAAATAACTTTGCTTCTTTTCCAAGTTTTAAATTTTTAATCATTTCACTTGAAAGAGGATGATCTAAATCTAAATTAATATTAGTCCCTAATTTTCTTTTAATATCATAATATTCATTTATTTTTTTATTATACAATTTATATAATTCAGGATTTTTTCCATCGCCAAATGCTTCTATTAATAAGTTTTTAATATTCGTTTGCTCGACAGTTTCTAAACCTTTTACATTATGCATTTTTTTTAAAAATGCGTTTATTTCATCTGCGGTATCTGGTAAAAATGTTGCCACTCCCATTCCTGTTTTTCTACTAGCGCCTTTGCCAATTGCACTGGATGTTGCGTAAACATCTTTATATATTTTACCACCAAGTTGAATTACTTTAGCTCTAGTTACTTTTAATTCTTTAGCTAATTTAGATACGTCATCCACACCTTGATCTATTAAGTTAACCATTTTTATTTTTAAAGGGTCTACTCTTTTAAACCCCGCTTTTTGAGTAGCTATTCTTCCTGTCTCTCGTATAGATGCAGCTCTTTCATTTAAAAGAAAATTTAATTCTTTTGTTGAGATACCTAAATCTTTTGCAAATTTTTTTGCAAAGTCTTTGCCTTTGTAAAATTTAGAAGAAGGGTCCGCTTGATTTAAAAATTTTGCAGCTTGAGAACTTAACTTTCCACCAGTGTCACGTCTATCTACTTTTAAAAGACCATAGTTTTTTGTTTGTTTTGCTTTAGCTATCACTGATTTTATATCATCAAATAATCTTTTTTTATTTTGTGCCGCAGATTTACTAACTCCAGCTTTGTATGATTCTTTAGCAACTTCAGCTCTTTCTTTAATTAAATTTTCTATTTCAGTTTTAGTTCCGTATTTAGTTCCTTTATATTTATCTTCTAACGCTGTATTCGTAGGAAATTTAACACTATATTTACCTGTGTTAGGTCCTCTTTCAACAAGACCTGCTTCATAAAAACCAGTTCGTCCCCCATCAGCTTGTGGATTACGTTTCATAAAATCATCAATAGCTTCTCTTTCTAACGCTCTCTCAGGTCTATCTATTTGATCTGCTGTGGTTACTTCTCCCTCGTCAAAGAGTTCCATAAGCTCTATGATTTTAAAATCTTTCATTACTCTCCTAACATGTAAGCAACACCACCGCCGGCTCTTTTAATTTTTTGTCTGATAGGATATTTGCTTTCTTGTATAATTTCTTTTTTAATATTTTCTTGAATGACATCACCATCTGACATGCCACCATCTGCATCAAAAGTTACTTGATATTCATCATACTCGGCACCCTCTTTTAAAGTTGTTTGTGTGTCTGGATCAGCATCTTTTCTAGGCGCCTTGTAATTCATAACACTTTTATCTTCTATAACATCAAAAGTTTTTTCACCAGAACTTCCAATTCCTGTTTTATCTTTTGTAATTTGCATATCACCTGTTGTAATATCTTCGGTCAATGTATACTCATCACCATTCTTACCTACATAATTATATTCATTTACTCTCTCTTGAGGTTTTACTTTTGACTCTTTACCAAGAAGTTTAATTTTATTTGCAAGGTCGAAAAAATATTGTGGTGGTGCGTTAGCTACATCTTTAGCAGATTCTTTTACAA